CTGAACCTAATGTATTAAAGTTCATCATCTTTAAGACATTTGAAAATTCATCTCTTATAATATCTTTAGTCTTTTCTGAATATTTTTTAGAAATATTCTCAGAAAAATCAATATTTACTGGTTGTTTATATTCATCGTAAATAACTAATTCATTTACGATTTCATCAATAGCAATATCAATATCAGATACTAGAGAAATTTCTCTATATTTTTTAACTAATTCAATTTCATTCTTGACTGTTGATGGGTCTAAATCTATTGTGTATGCGTTATAAGCAGCACCTGAATTTGTAGAAACATCTACATTAATTCCACCGTCTTCGTTTGAAGCTGGTACAAAAGATTCGGGTGTATTTGTTTCCTGTTTCCGTTTAATTTGGAAACCAAATAAATTCCACCCATTGTTGTTTTCAGTCATTAAAATATTGTCTTAGTTAAAATAATATTTAACTCGTAATTTGATCAGTAGATGAAACAACTTCCCAATAATCGACTGAGAACTCAACTTGAAATTCTTCGACTGATGACATATTTCCAAAATCTAATTGGATATCTGAAATTTGTTGAGGAAATGCATTGACAAATTTATATGTCTTAATTGCTTTATCATTACGGTCTAACTGCTGAACCTGCAAGTCAATAGCATAATCAGTTGGTGCTAATCTACCATTAGTTTGTGTATGGTTTAGAATACCATTAGACCACTGCTCTAATGCGTTTCTAATGAGGAAATCGTTATCATTGAGTACGGTAACATTCCAATTGGCAAACTGACGTTCTCCAGCGATTTTAGAGATTCTACCTCTAAATGGAACTTCAATTGGTGATATAATTGAAGCAGGCAATGAAGCAGCTTTAACTAAAAATTGAGTAGCCTGACCTGGTGTTGGTACAGTTACCCAAGTAGGAAAATTAATTGATACCACAAACTGTGATGGTCTAGCACCACCACCAGCAAAGTATGCGCGGAATTGATCTATTTTTGCCATTTTATTATTACCTTATTTATTAAACTGAAGCAGCGACAGCAAAACTAACATTCGGTCCAACCGCGGTAAATGTTAGTGTGATGAAATTAATGCTGTACACAGGTTTGATCAGGATAGTTGCTCTAAATTCATTGGTTGCAACAACTTGTGGTGTATTATTTGTTTCATCACAAATAACTTTAAATTCATCAATACCCCGACGACCTTTTACATCACGTAAGAATGGTTCGACTGAAGCAACAAACTGAAGTCTGGTAATTGCATCATTCAATTCAAACAAGTTATATTTGGCTGATCTAGAAATAGATTTCTCCAAAATCAAGAACAATCTACGCACGTTAATGCGATCAAAAGCTGAAGGCTTTAATGTAGCTGTTTTATCGCCATACAACACTGTACCTTGACCAGTAAATGAAACTACAGGGTTAATTGCCAATTTATACAACTCATCCCGTTCTGATTGATTTGGGTTCCAAGATAACTTAATTGCTCCACGAATTTGGCCTTTAGTGAACCCAGCTGGTGAATGCCATGTGTCTTGATTTTGATCAACTTTTGCACATAAACCTGCAGAGTCAGAATTTAGTGCTATCCAACGATATTTATCATTATATTTGTCATACATATACTTATATCCTGAGTCAATAGATGTATATGTAGAATTACCCATAGCAGTTTTGAATGAAGCTGCATCAGTTAATCTAGTCGATGAAGTACCGTAAATAATACCACCAGTTGATGTGACTTGTGATACACACAAAATTGCATCCTTGCGAGTTTCTGCAATATTATCAATAATATATTTTGATAAAATTTGATTTGCATTACCAGCAAAGAAAATTGAGATGTCGTATGCCTCAGTATTCTTGAACAAATCCCAAGCAAGTTCCATCTCTGCATTTGATGGCACATTTTGGTCTGTACCACCAGCCATATTGTATGTAAAGTCATAACCCGGAGTTACAGTATCTACAAGAGTCGTATATGTAGTTGATACGGCAGAAGTTCCCCAGTTTGTTCCACCAGTCGGTTGATCCATCCAATATACATATTGAGATTGGTTTCTGATTACATTAGCATAATAATTAGAAGTACCTTGGAATGAAATCGCATCAGATGCTTTAGATACATACGCAAAACGCTCTAATGTAGCCCCAGGCGTTCCAGTAAACTTACCTAGTGTATCTATTACAATGACATGTAATTCATCGTTAGAGCCGCCTTTAGATGCTGCGAATTCCGATGTACCGGGTGTAGATTGAAATTGACCTTTATAATCCCATGTTGCAAATGTACCGGAATCTGCAATTGAGACTGTGATTGAATTGCCAATTAGACCTGGGTATCTAGCGGCGAATGTTCCAACTAAGCCCTGTCCATCAGAATACCCAGCATCATAGTCTCCGATATTTTTAATCAATAAACCAGTGCCATCAGATGTAGCATTTTTATTGAGTGTTGCTGCACGAGTCACCCAAAGCGAATTCGCATATGACAAGAAATTTGTACAGGAAAAGAACGAAGAATACGTATTTGTATCCGGCGCACCAAATGTCTTTACAAATGTATCTTCGTTGTTAATTAACATAGGAACCATAACTGGTCCCCAATTAAAAACTCCAGCAAACCCACCAACCGATGATGACGCGCCAGGTGTTACAGCTGATGCATCTTTTTCAATGATCTGTACACCCGGTGATTGTAAATAAACTGCCATATATGACTCCTAAATTATTGTTATTAGTATTTAATTAGATGAAACTTTTGGCTTCACTTTATTAATCAATTGTTTTACTCTACGAAATATATTACTTGGTTTGATTGGTAATTTCGGTGAATCTAGCCCTTGCCCACCATTATCCGTAGTTGTAACCACTGCTTCTTCATTCATTTAATATATCCAGTAAGTAAAAGTTTAATTTATATTTTGTTTCTGATATAAAATTTAAATAGTAT